ATCGTTCTCCATGTACAGGCTGTCATTGCGCCTGATCGTGAAGCCGACCCGGTCGAATATGTAGTACTGCCGGAAGTCCCCGAAGATGGCGATCTTCTCGGTGCTGGTGATCGTCCCGCCCAGTCCGCTGGTGACGTCGGTGTCCACCACGGGCCTGCCCAGGATGAAGGCCGATGGCGCGGTGGTGATGTTGGCAATTCCAGTGACGCCGTTGCCGGTGACCTGAATCTGGTTGATGAGGCTGTTGATCGCCGACTTCATCACCCAAGTGGAATTGGCCCGATGCTGGGCTTCCAGGGCGTAGAACGTGCCGATAAGGTCGGCTGTGACAACACTCGTTGACCCGGCCATAGTGTAGAAAGCCACGGAAGAGTCGCTCATTATCCCGGCGTACTGAGTGGTATTGTTGCCACTGATGATTCCGACGTCCTCAAACCTGCCCGCGCTCTCCTGGAATATCTGCGTCAGCAACGCCGGGAGATTGATCGCTGAGTCCTCCAGCAACTCGCGGGTCGTCTTGACTAGCCCGCCGGATTTCTCCAGCGAGAATGATACCTGTCCGACCGTGGGAGTCTGGTCACTGAACGCGGCTTCCTCGGCTATCGCGGCCCATGTCGCGCTGCCCATCGTCGGCACGTAGCCGTCCTTGGACGAGACACGGATCACCGTGCAGAGGGGCCGAAGCTGACTGCCCGGTACTCCTGGATCGTGAATCGTCTGACTAATAAACTGTTCGGGAACGAAGAAACCCATTTTGTTACTACCTTTTCAGGCGGGCCAATCATTTCTGCTGGCCTCTCACGGTTTCCCGTGAGTTCGGACTATCTCATCAACCCGTTCGGGTTGCCCGGCACTGGTGGGGCTTATTCCTTCGGCTGGTCATCCCCTAGTCTCTGAACCTTCCCAGGTACTATTGCCGTTCTCTGGGCTTGGCTGCGGATTAGCTTATCTCTCGATTTAGCCTTCCCGCAATTCACCGGGTTTGCTATAGCTATTACTAGCTACAGGGGCAGTGCTATCTTACCCTCGGCATCGGTTTCCTCTTGCATCGCCTTGACTTCGTCTGCCGATGCGGTCTTCCAGAACACGTCGTCGGACGGGCTGCGGAGCCACTTCACGAACGTGTCGGTCTGGAACCGGGCCTCGTCCTTCTGGGTATGGCCCATCTGCTCCTGCACCCACATTGGCTGCGCCATCGCCGGGAGTCCCTTAACCCAGGCACTGGGCTTGTAGGACGCCTTGTTGATCGCGCCGGTGTCGTTCGGGTCGTATGCCGCGACGTCCTTGTCGGCAATCGGTACGCTGTTCGTCGGGCGACTGAACTCGCCCTGGAGAATCTTCAACTGGGACGCTGCCGCGTCGATCTTGTCGGCCTCTTCCATCTTGGCCTGCGCGTCCGCGATCATGCGGTCGAACTCCTCGACGTTGCCGTCCTTGAGGGATACTTCCGCTTGACCAAGGAGGGCGTTGGCCTCCTGTCTCATCTCTTTGGTGTTCAAATCAAAACTCCTTCGGTTGGTGTATTCCATGCAGGGCGAGCTTGACCCGTTGGAGGCGTAACGTCCGCTCTGCCGTGTCCAGGGCGGCCTCTGGGGCCGTGCCGGAGGCGGCTTCGTCCGTCGCGTCATCGTCTGCCGGTGCGTCGTCGTCCTCGCCTGTTGCTGGCTCAAATTTGATCCCGTCGTGTTCCTCGCAGAACGCGCGGGCTTCGTCCTCAGTCCAATCGTCGACCGGTAGATGGTAGGCCGCGATGGCCCAATCCCCGGTCTCCATCTCCCTGCCGTACAGCACCGCTACCGGCCTGTCGTCGATGGTCTCGGCGGCGGTGCGGAACTCGTCAAACTCGCCTGGCTCCCGCATCCGGCAGGCGTGGAAGTTTGGGTAGGGCTTGGAGTGATCAGGCAGTCCGGCAGACCGTAGCTCGGACGGCTTCCGGCCCGCCTCGCGGAGATGCCGTGCGAGGTGGTTATATACCCCGCGCCGGTCGTTCTCCGGTATGGACGTCCTGCGGGCGTTGAGGTTCGCCAGGGCGGTTGTGATAGCCCTGACGTTCGCGGCCCCGCCTCGACCGTTGCGCCCGATATGGTGGTGAAGGTATTTGTAGCTCGACTTGAGTTCGGGATCACCGTCGGGATCGACCCAGGCGTGAGCCGCTCGGAGGGTCGCCGCCCCGCCCTTGATCCTGCCCCGCATCAGTCCGCCGTCCCAGGCCTCCTCGACCCAGGCGGTCAGATGGGACGGGATCGCGCCCTTCTCAGCGTCCGCGACCGGCGAGGATTTAGCCGCGACGGTGGACGTTGCCGGCGACGATCCACGGATCACCGAGGAAACCTCGACCCAGTCCAGGTTCGCTATGCGGCGAACCACAGTCGAAACGTCGCTGCCCTCCTGCTCGACATCGGATTCTCGCGGGATGTTGAACCCGATACTCCACTCGCGGACGTAGTCGCCCGCGACGTTGCTGAAGGCGTCCCGGCCTGCCTCGGTCTCCATGTTCATCTGCATCCGCGTGAATAGCCGGTACTCGTCGCCCTCGATATGCCTCGGCTGCGCGAATACCACCTTGCCGACCAGCTTCCCCTGATCGTGACCGGACAGAACCGGGATCGGGAGGTTGTCCGCGATGGAGGCGTTGAAGGCGGTCGGCTCCACGATGTCGCCGTCGGCATCGACCACGCCCATCGTGTTCGTGTACGCCTCGACGATCCCCTCGGCCTCGTCGACGGCCTTCGCGCTGGCAATCATGGTCTTGTGGATCACGTTGTTCCCCCTGTATAACCTCGCGGCATCGGAACCCAATTGAGCGTCCCGTTCGGGTGGTCGTCTATGTTCTGGGCGTCCTCCAGGGTATATATCTGGCCGTGCCGCTCCGCGCACGTCCGGCCTTCTGGGTCGCCAGGATCGACGTAAAGGTCGTCTGGATCGCCGTCCACGTCGTCAGCCTGGACATATCCAAAGCCCTGCTCTTTGTAGAATCCGACTGTGGTTTGGTTCTGGCTACGCATTATTTCGGTGCGGGCAATCAGCCTTGACCGGTTCTCGGTCTCCCCCAGAATCGAACGGATGCCGGGGAATTTATCGTCCGGTACGCCTCGCGCTAGTTGCTCGATGGAGTACCCGCGCTCCAGGCCGATGCCTACCGCCCGCCCGATAGCCTTGGAGGTCGTCCGGTGGATCATCGCGGCCCGTGTTGGTGCCTGGGTTAGTACCCGCTGCACCGTCGGGAGCTTGTCCGACCAGTCGAGAGTCCCGGCGATGCCCACGTCGTTGATCGTGCCGAACGTCCGCTTGCTGACCCGGCGATATGCGGCCTCCAGGATTCTCTCCATGTTCCCGGTCTCGACTGGTGGGAGCATGTCGGTGACCGCGAACGGGAATTCCTTCGTCTCGCCGGTCTGCCGTTCCATGTGGCGACCCAGGATGCCATCGACCCGGTTGCGGATGCCGCGAAAGTGCGTCAGGGTCTTAGCCGCCAGGGCGTCCGTCTCCTCCTCCCGCTCCTCCAGGATGCGCCGAGCCAGCATCCGACCGCGAGGGGCGACGCGAGGAGCCTTGATCTCGGCGAGGATCGGATGGGCCTGTTCAACCGGTGCCGCGTCGACCGCGACCGGGGCGGGCTGACCCTCGGCGACCTCGAAGATAGACGACGGGATACGCCGGAGCGCACCGTCGGAGACCGCGTCGAAGCCGAGAGCCTCCCGCGTCTCGTTTAATGTGAGGATGCCGCCGGCAAACAGGCCCGTCAGCCGGGTCGTCGTTGCCGCCTGATCATCGAGGACGGCCCGCATCGCGGCCCAGTCGACCGCGAGGGTCTCGTTGCCGGAGTACTCGTCGAACAGATTGCGATTGAAGTACCGGAGGATGCGGGCGATCATCGGCTCCAGGGTCTCGGAGTGGAACGCCAGACGGGCCTCCCGATAGTTGGAGAAGGTCGACCGCTGAAGGCCGACGTTGGCCCCGACCAGGATCGGCGGGACGCCGAAGACCGCGCAGATGCGGGACTCGGTCAGGTTGTGCAGCCCCGCCAATTCCATGTCCTTGGGGCTGTTACTCATCGGCTGATACTCGGCATCGTCATCGAGGATCGCGATCCGGTGGAAGTTGTTCACCCCGCCGAACTGAGACCGCCACCGCGCCCGAATCGTCGACGCCTCCTCCTGGGAGGTCAGCCGTCTCTTGACCTTGAGCAAGCCGCTCGGCACGCCCGCGTTGGCGAAATAGACCTTCGCGAAATCGGTCATGTTGAGGTCGAGATTGACTGTTCTCGCCGCTACCTGGAGGGGCGACAATCCGTAGATGTCCCCGGCGGGATTGGGTAGGGCCAGATGGCACATGTCGCGGCCCTCGACACCGTACTCGGTGCCGCCCACGGTGTAGATGTAGCTCTCTGCGCCGTAGTCCCCGGCGACGATGGTCACCCGGTCAGGCCGTAAGAGGTACATCGCTGAGACCTGATCGCCCTTGCCCCGTTCCTTGATCACATAGGCGTTACCCGCGACCATCAGAAACGTGACCAGTCGCTCAATGAATGAGTACCAGTCCGCGTAAGGGTTCGGCTTGGTGGTCAGGTCATAGAGCAGGCCGGACTCGACCTCGACGGAGCCGCCTTCAGCCGAGGGAGCCTGGACGTAGTACCGGGGCGAGGCCGCGGAGGTCGCCAGCTCGCGGATGCAGGCGTGGACGATCTCGTTCTTGCCGTAACCCTCGGAGGCGAAGTTCTGATAGTTGACGTCAGGATAACTGGCCTGCCCGACGTCGAGGTTGAGCGGTACGGTGGTCGAAAGCTCTTGCTGCTGTTTGCGAAACAGCGTATCCCAGAACGGCAATAGTGACCTCCACCGGCGTTCGGGCTTGCGCCTCGGACACTGCGCCGGATCGGGCCACTGCTATGGACGATACCACGACGAATCACACGACGTCAAACGCCAGCACCGATTGCGACATCCGCTTCGCCGCGATCTCGCAGTATTGCTCCTCGATTTCGATACCGATGGCCTTGCGCCCAAGGTCTTTGGCTGCCCTGAGCGTCGTGCCGCTGCCCATGAACGGGTCGAGGATGGTATTGACGCCCTCGCCCGCTTGCTGGATGCACCACCGCATCACAGGGACGGGCTTCTGTGTCGGATGATAGCGGAATTCCTTATTCCCCATGTCGCCCTGGAGCATCCCTTGCCACCGCCACCGTAGTAACCGAACGGCCTTGGGCATATTAGTCCAAGCCATCTCAGCATCAGCGAAATCGGTAGCACCGTTGTCTTTGTCCCACACTAACCAACACGATGACGGTGGCAGGTCGTAGTAGTTGCCGCCAAATATAATGCTGGTCGTTGCCATCTCGCGCACTGCTGCCATAAGGAGCGCATCTATCGGCTTATCGTCCCACGCTGCGTCCCCGAAATCCTTGGAAGTCGCGAGCAGTCCTCGCGACTTGTTCTTGCCTGCGGCTTCACAAATCCCATACGGCGGGTCAGTCAACACCAAATCCACCGGCGGCAGCGTCGGCATAATCTCGCGACAGTCCCCGTGGTAGATGGTGACGGCATCGTCCTCATAATATGGTTTCATCAATCAGCCTCGTTGCGGGTCTTGCACCGGCTGCAAACGATCACCGTGCCGGACGCGGCCTTCTCCGCGAGGAGCTTCCCGCAACCCTGGCACCGCATCTCTTTGGTCTCGTCCGTCACGCCCTGGCGTATCCGTTAACGGATTGACCGTGGACGCCCTGTATCGCCAGTCTATATATGATTACCATACCCCGACCCCCGGCGCACCTGTCCGGCCATATACCGCCAGGGCCAGGGCCATCACGCAGTCGTCGTGCATCCCGTCCGGTGCCGAGTACCTGACGCCTGTCCTGGTGTACTCGTAAGCGAAGACATCAAGCTCGGAGACGATCACGCCCTGCGGATACCTCACCTCCCCGGTTTGGATCGCCATCGCCAAGCCCTCCATGAGCTTCTGCTTAGACGAGGAGGAGAAGTGATAGCCTTCGACGTTCGGCAATTCCCGTTGGAGCCGTTCAACGATAGGATCGCCGACCCCGGTCGAGTCTACAATGGCGGGCGTCGTGCCGATCTCCTGGGCCAGCCGGCGAACGGTCTCCTCCCAGGGCCACTGGTATCGATCAAACCGGCTCACGGCCCCGGCATCGTCGAGGCCGACCACGACCGTCCAGTCAACGGACTTCGCCAGGTCTACCCCGTAGACGACCGGAGGATCGCCGGAGACGTCCCCGATGCAAGATCGGATAGCTTCCTGTCCAAACGGGTTCCCGCCGTCGTCTGACGGCTCGGCATAGTACAACTCGCGGAATACGTTCTCCGGTAGTTGCCGCTGGGCCTGCGCGATCTCCTCCGACGCTATGATCCCCGCCTCGACAGCGTCCGAGGCCGTGAGCTTGGCATACGTCCACCCCGGCTCCCCGCCCTCGGCCCGACGCGCCAGGGCATAGGCCCAGTTCCGCCGACCCTTGACGTTGCCGATGATCCGCACATCGCCCCTGGTCGCGGTCAGGGTCGAGCGGATCGCGTGCCACGCCTCCTCCCGCATCCGCGTCGCCTCGTCCAGCACGGCAGCATAGACGTCCTCGCCGTAAAGGTTGTCGGGCTTCTCCGCAGACCGGAATGAGATGATCGCCCCGTTCACCAGCGTGATCGTAAGCTCGGACTCGTTGGCGGTGTACAGGGTCTCCGGCAGGCCGCGCTTGAGCCGCCGATAGGCGACCTTCGCCTGCGGATAGACCGGGGATATCCACCAGAACGCCTGGCCCCGCAGCCCTCCCATAGCCTGCTCCAGAATCCACGCGATGCAGGCCACGGTTTTCCCACATTTCGTCGACCCCTCGATGATCCCGTAGCGGTCAGGGCTGAATATCGCCGCCTGCTGCTTCGGGTAAAGACTGGGTCTCCGGTACGTTACCGTCGGGGCCGTTGCCGTTGAGGTAGTTGCCACTAGCCGCCTCGATTGAGAATGTGACCTCGCCCTGGGTCAGGTTGATCGCCCGTTGGTCGATGGTGATAAGCGGCTCCTTCGGAATCACGCCGTTGATCTCCGAGATGCGGTGCATGATCGACATCACCATCTTGGTCGCGGCCTCGTCGCCGGTCAAAGCCCGCGGCCACCACCGGGACAGGAGGGTCGTATACCGCTCCATCTGCAGGCCGCGCATCTGGTCGGCCATGCCGGAGTACTTCTCGGCGAGATCGTTGAGCACGCGCTTGATCGACCGATGCACCTGGGACTTGTCGACGCCCAGGGTCTCCCCGATCTGCTTCTCGGTCGCGCCGCCCTTGTACAACTCCAGCATCTGATACCGGCGTAGCTCCCACTCGGCCCGCTTCTGAGGCGTCGGATATAACCCCGGCTGCTTACGCTTCGGCATCAATCTCCCTCCTCATGCTTCGGGTTGGAGATGGGCCAAGGACATTCCAGAATAAACGGCGTCCCTGTCCATACTCCCGGCAAACAGCCCACGCCTTCGCATCATAGTTACGACAAGACGGGAAAGGCACAACGCCTTTATATTCGCGCTCAAACGGCAGAGGGTTGGACATTATCGACGCTTGTCCAATTTCCACGTCGGATAAATGGTGGCCTACCTCAACGCCAATGTAACGCTTAGATGGTAGCCCTCGTTGCAAAGACCGCAACAAAACTCCAGAGCCAGCCGCGCACCAGACCTCGTCCAGAGGGCCGACTTGTTGGGCAACTTGTGAAGCCGCATCCGCTAGGATATTGATAGCCTCGAACCCGCCGCCGAATTGCATATAGAAAGCATCGGTGTCGTCCGCGTAACGCTTGGCTTTGGCCTGGACGTTCGTCAAATAACCCGGCGAGACGTGATGGATTCTGGCCCCTGCCAACTGGGCCTCCCTCGTACGGGCATGTAATTGCTTACGCTTGGCAACAAACACTGTCGCCACCTTACCCGTCATCTGGGCACTATACGCGAGAGATAGTTGGGCACCTCCGAAGGCTGGCGAGGCGTAGACAATCTCGGCATGAGTCTTAAAGAGCGGAACAAGGAACCGGGATTTAGTCCCGCCGGGAATCAAGTCGTCTCTGACAACGATAGTGCCTTGATATTCTTCGATTACGGGAGCATTAAACATCGTCAGCCTCAAACGGGGCCAGAGCCTCGGATACCTCGACCTTGCCCAACCGCTCTCGAATACGGCTGGGGTCGCCCTTGAAGAATATCAACACATTCTGGTGGGTCTTGCCTAACTTACGCCCTGACTCAAATCCTCGGCCAACCCGAATTGGCAAACTCCCGACGGCTGTCACTAGAATCGCCTCGTTATATAGACCCGCTCCGGCATCCTGGAAGGCATTGACGGTGTCGCCCACAAAATTGCGATATATGCCGTGGCCGTCGCGAATGTCCCCGACCACGAAACAAGCGAAACTGTCAGGCCGCAATCGGTCAACACTGGCCTGGATAATCTGCCGATACGCGAGGATGAACGAATCATAATCGGCGGCGTTGCTCAAGTCGGCGTCATCGTCTGAATACTGCTCCAGGTCATAGTACGGCGGGCATGAGAATATAAAGTCATATTCAACTGGAGGGATGCCCGTCCGGCTGTCGCCGACAATCCAGACGGGCATATTGTCCGGGACGATGGCCTGGGCCTGTTCCTCATTGGCTGTCACTTGCTCCGGCCTCAAGTCAATCCCGGTATAATCTCTGCCCAGATACGCCGCAACGACTCCTCGAACGGAGCCGCCCGCGAACGGGTCAAGGATTGACCCGGCAGGTGGACAGAACCAACTGTATGCAATCTCGCACAAGACCGGGTCAAATATACTCGTCCCAGTGAGGCCACCGCCTAAAACAACAGCGTCATCTCCTTTGATAGATTTCACCCAGGATTGGGCATTTATCGCTGTCGGTGCGCCACTCCGCAATACGGTGTCCGAGAACTGTAACAAGTTCCGGCCGCGTCCCAATTCGCTCTCCAGGCCCAACGCCAACCACCATCGCTTGCGTTCTTGCCAATATCCTTGACGGGCATCTAACACGCTGAAGGGTGGAATCAGGAACCTGGCACTGAGCGACCCCAGACCGCCGTCCGAGTCTATTGGCGCGTCAGATGGCGGCAATATCGTCAGAGGCTCGTATCCATTAGCCAGGGTCTCAAGAAGGGCATTGACTGTATCGTTGTCAGACGTCACCGTTGCCAGCAACTCGGACAGCCGCTCCTCATCGCGGCCCGCCATCGCGGCCAGCGGGTCAAGCGTTGCCAGCATCAGGTCGGCCTCGGCCTCGTCAATGTCCAGCACCAGCACCGGAACGGTTGCGTCGGGCGTGGTCTCGGCCCGCAGATGTCCGTCGACGAGCATCAGCCCCTCGGGCGTTTCCCTGGCGATCAGGGCGTCGGCATACCCGACCTCCGCCAGCACGCCTCTAAGGGCATCCTGTTGCGCTACAGGGTGGGTGCGCCAGTTCTTCGGGTTGGGCAGAAGCTCCGATGCCGGGACGCGCCGCAATTCCTTGATCCGATCTCTGATCTGCACGGTTGCGCCTCCTATTCGCTGACAGGCGTGATGGTGACCGCGACCTTGCTCTCGGCCCGGGTCTTGACCCTCTCCGCGGACATAGTGTACTCGATGACGTGGGCAGGGTCGTCGTCGACCGGCATCGCCCCAGAATCCACTAGCCCGTCAATTACGGGGCCGCACAGGGTCGCGAGGCCGTCCCAGTCGTAGGCCTTGCCGCAGTAGTATTGTCGCACCGATACCCGGCACCGCTCCGGCGTGACCCAGCCACCTTCGGCCTCGATGAGCCCCAGGACGTAAGCGTCCTCACGGGCCTGCCGGATCAACGGTTGCGTCGTCCTCCAGTGACCTTTCCTGAGACCGTTCTTCGATAACCTTCGATCCGGTTGAAATTCCACTGTTAGCGTTTCCACTCTCACCTCTCTTTTCTTATATAACTCTTACTACTCCTCCTCCGGCCCTTTAGGGGCCGGGAGGAGTAGGGGAACTGTTAACTCTTAAGAGTAACTGTTAACACCGGGCCGTCATGTTAAGGCTTAACATCCGAGGTGTTAAGGATTAACATCGTATCAGCGGATGGTTCTAAAAACAAAAAAAGCCCCGGCCAGACCCTCGGAATGAGAGTCCAGACGGGGCTATGTTTCACCGCGCTTATCGCCGTCATTCTATGTGTTCGTTAGGCTCCAGGGTTTCGTTGCCGGGGCCGAACGTGGCCTGGACTCGTTGTCGTTTCAGCCGGAAGATTCCCTCAAGGTCTGGGTTCCGCTCCATCAACAACCGGGCATAGTACGCCCGGTGATTGTTGGACATCTTCGGCGATGGCTCGTCACGCTGGGACTCAAACCAGATTGACCACCGCGCCCTCTCGTACAAAAAAGCGATCCCAACGACGGCGTCGGGGCCGCGCTTCTCCCGAACCTGTCGAGCGAAGCGCACCAACTCCCGGTAGACCTTCGGGTGTTTCGCGTGGTATGTCCAGAACTCCGTTTCCAGCTTACCCTCTGCCACCCATTCAAAACTAGCCTGCTGCTGCATCATGTCACCGCCTCCCATATATACCGTTAGACCGCGTGAGGATCGCCGGAGCGGCGTGTTACAACCGCCCCGGCGTCCTAGCCCTACATGCCCTCGCGAATGGCCGCTATCACAGGAACGGGAACGGCTCGGTCGGCTCCCACCTGATGACCTTCCGGCTTTTGCCGGTTGACCATAGTTGCCACGTTTTCAGGACGAGGGCGATCCGCTCCCG